TTCGCATGGAGCCGGGTCAGATATGGGAAGGGGACAGTGCCGGGGGTGAAGAGCTCGACGTTCTCGGCGCCGCCCGGCCGGCCCAGGCCTTCGATCCCTTCGTCATGCGGATGCTCATGTTCATCGGTTCGCCGCTGTGCCTGCCGTTGATGCTGACGACGGGGGACTTCAGTAACGCGACCTTTATGAACGGTCGGTTCGCCTATAACGAAGCCCGGGCCTTTTGGCGAGATCAGCAGGAGCTCGTGGTCCGGCCCCTGGTCCGGCGACTGTGGCTCTGGAAGATCCGCCAGCTCATCGACCGCAAAGTATTGACGGAGCGCAAGGACTGGACCGCCCACCAGATCTATTTGAAACGATGGCCCTACGTGGATCCCTACCGCGAGGCCCAGGCCGACAAGATTGAGCTGCTCGACAACTTGACGACCACTCGCACGGACATCGCCGCCCGCCAGGGTCGAGACTGGTCAGAAGAAATCCTGGCCCAGAGGATCAAGGAAGAAAAAGAGATTGCCGAAAGCGGTGTAGTCCTGACTCCTCAGAAACAAGCACCGCAATCCAACGGGGAGGGAAAATAATGCCTTATCCCAATGAGCACGCCGCCCGTTTGAGAAACCCGGATGATTTTGACCCGAAGAGTTTCCGCCGGACCGACGGAGGAACGATTTACGGCAAGATCAAAGTGCCCAAGACAGTGGCGATCATCTGGGGCAAGCTCAAAGGCAAAGCCAAACCAAGTGATAACCCGATCCCTCAGGCATTAAGATTCGCCAAAGAAAGTTGGACCTCAGAGAAGGCCAGGAAGTGGCTCAAGGATAACGGGGTCAAGTATATCTCCTTCGAACCGGCCAGCAGCAACAGTCGCCAGGCGGCAGGGGATCCCTTCGTCTTCACGATGCCCGGTTTGGTGGAGTTCGCCGAGACATTACCCGACAAGCCGAAGAACAAAGTAAAACTGACACTCTATGACGGCTCGGTTGTAAATCACTGGTATTGGGGCAATCTGGCGTTCGATCAGAAAACGATGCGAATGGCCAAGAAACGAAACCCGATACTCTTTCAGCATGATGTCGAGCAGCGAATCGCCGTCAGTGACGTGGCCACCTTTGAACCGAAATTCGTCATGGAAGGTGATTTTCTAAAAAGTTCCTCACTCGCCCAGGGCGTCAAGGCGGAAATGGATGAAGGATTTCCTTTTGAAGCGAGTCTGCGTTTCGATCCGGTTAAAAGCATCATCGAACATATCAAGGAAGATGAGACGGCGGAGATTAATGGCCATAAGTTGAAAGGACCCGGTACGATCATACGTAACGCCCTAATATTGGAAGGCAGTATCTGTGTCTTTGGGGCGTTGAAGAATACTCAGTCCCAGGCATTTGGAACCATTTTACAAAAGGAGAATATCATGCCCGAAGAAATCACGAACATGACCTTGGCGGAGTTAACGGTGGAGAATTTTCCGACCGTCCTGCCCGAGATCTACAACCAGGTCCTGATCAAAGGCAAGGCCGAAGGTGAGCAGGCCGGCAAGCAGCGGTTCGCCGAGCTGCAGAAGGTTTGCGGCGACGATGCGGCGTTGATCGTCCAATGCCTCGCCGAAGGCAAGACCGCCGCCGATGCATCCTCGTTGAGGATGATCAAACTGCAGGCGGAGACGAAACGCCTCGCCGAAGAGAACGCGGCGCTCAAGGCGAAACGAATCGATCCCGCCGTGTCCGAGTTCAGCGACCAGGCCCCGGCCCCGGGAACATCCGGAAAGTTCGATGAGGCCAAGGCGACCGATGCGCAGCTCAAGGAGCACTTCGCCGCGACGCAGGACCTGCAGGACCGGTTCAGTTCCGCCGGAGCCTACGTGGCCTACGTCCGCCATCCGGCGAAATAGTAACGATGAGTTAATAATTCGTAGTTCGTAGCCAAATAACGAACCATGAAATCTGAACTGTGAACATTTTTGATTAAGGAGATCAATCATGGCATTAACAGCCAATACGCCGCTGACCTTTATCAGGGGCGAACAAAGCGAATATCCGCAGGCCGCGGCGGTCGTCTATGAGGGGGCGATTCTCGGTGACAATGGCTCAGGGTACGCCCGATGCCTGGTCGCCGGCGATCCCTTTGTCGGTCACTCGATGGAATATTACGACAACTCGGCCGGCTCGGCGGGCGACAACAAAATCAAGCGGATGCGAGGACGGTACCGGCTCGAAGTAACGATCACCAGCGTCGCGATCACGGACGTGGGCAAGGCCGTTTATGCGTCGGCGGATGATACGCTGACCCTGACTGCGGGGGCCAATAGCCGCGTGGGCGTCGTGGAGCGATACGTCACGACGAATACGGCCATCGTGGATTTCCAGACGCACGAGCAGTCGGACGCCAACATTGATACGTCGGTGAGTTTCATCTGGGTCAGCCCTGACGGCAACGATACCAGCGGCAACGGTTCCTTCTCGAAACCATTCGCTACAATCACTAAGGCATTGACCCTGGTCACTAGCGCCCGTAAGACGATCATGGCGATGCCGGGCACCTACACGGAAGCATTGTCGCTGACCTGGCCATCGATCACCGGCGTCAGCATTAACGGTGTGCTCGGACACGGCGACGGCGTCACGATTAAGGGAACCACGGGGCAGACCGATGTGATCTCGATTAATCCGACCGTTCAGACGGCGACCTTCGAGGCGACGATCAGCAATGTGACGGTCGATGCCCCGACGGGAGTTAAGGGCATTACCTTCAACAATACGAGCGTCGCGCAAAAGATCAATCTATATCTCAAAAACGTGCCCATTGAGATGCAGACGGAGACCGACAAGGCCCTCGACATCGTACACACCGATGCGGCCAATGCCATGCGTGTCTATGCGACCGGCCAGAAGAATATCGTCGAGGGGTTGCTCTACATCGAGCCGAAGAACACGGGCGACCGGTTCGACTTCACAAATTATCAGTTCGACGGTGGGATGCAGTTCGGCACAACCACCATCGCGTCCGTATCGACCTTCAAGGATTGTATCCTGAAGGATGCCGGCGGGTCCGGTGGCCAGGATACGCAAATCCTCGTTTCGATGGGCTGCTACAGTCTGACCGGGACAACGTATGCCGCGGCGGCGCTCAATGACTTCGCCGCCAATGCAGCGGAAGTGATTCTGTAAACAAGTAAATACGCGGGTTCATCCGAGGGCCGGCCAGCCTGAGAATGACGCAAGGCAGATAAAAAGGTCGTGTGGGACCACACTCTCACACGGCCTTTTTGTTTGCGCCCATATCGCCACGGGGCGATGAAAAACTTTTTGTTAAGGAGAATTCAAAATGAGATACATCACAGCAGCAGGCGTTCGCGGCCAGTTCTTTCTGAGGATCGCCCAGGCCATGGCGGACTGGATCGATCTCTTGTCGATTCCTTTCGATTCGAACAATGCCATTGAGACCTACGCATGGCTTGGCACGCCGCCCGGGCTCTCGGAAATCAAAGGCGAGAAGCGGGGCGAAGAGGCGGCCGAGTACTTCTACCAGCTCCGCAACAAAGTATTTCAGGGTGGCCTGAATATCAAGCGGGAGGACATCGAGCGGGACAAGACCGGCCAGGTCATGGCCCAGGTCGATGAGTTCGGCACGCGGTGCGTGAATCATTGGGCGGAACTGATGAGCACGCTGGCATTGGCCGGCACCGGCGCCACGCTCGGCAAGTGCTACGACGGCGCTAATTTCTTTTCCGCCGCCCACGGGGAGCGTAAGAGCGGGACGCAGAAAAACCTCCTCGCCTATGGGGATATTCCCGCGTTGAGCGTGGTGGCGGCCGCCACGCCAACGGCCACCGAATCAGTCAAGGCGATCCTGGGCGTCATCACGCACATGCTCGCCATCCTGGATGACCAGGCCAAACCGATGAATGAAGACGCGAAGAATTTTCTCGTCATGACGAGCCCCTCGCTCTGGATGTACCTGGTCCCGGCCATCGTCAATATGACGATCAATCAGGGAGACACCAATACGATCCAGTCGCTGAAACAGGATGGCTTCAACGTTCGCGTCGTGGCCAATCCCCGGCTGACCTATACGGTTGATTTCGACGTGTATCGAACCGATGCGCCGCTGAAGCCGTTCATCCGTCAGGAAGAAATCCCCCTGGCGGACAACGTGGACGTGTTCGGTCCCGAAAGCGAGCACTATCGCCTGAACGATCAGATGCTCGTCAAGGCCTATACGAGAAGGGCGGCCGGTTTCGGCCGGTGGCAGTATGCGGCTCATGCAACGTTGCATACGACGTAAAAAGCAGTGAGCGGTAATGGCGACGGCCTTTGAAACTAAATGGATGGCGGCGGGCCGGGCGGCGTTCTTGGCGGCGTTCGGCCAGCCGGTGACGTTTCAGCCCGGAACGCTGGATCGGGCGATCACGGCGATTATCAAGTACGTCACCGATGACGCCACGGTCGATCCGGTTTTGCGCCATCGCAGCCCGCTGGTCCATATCAAGGTCGCCAACGATGCGACGCTCGGCATCGCCGCCTCGGAGTTCGCGGATAATCAGACGGTCAGCGTTCCACCGCGGTCCGGGGCGACCGCTCGCGTGATGCAGCTCGCTCGAATCGTCAAAGCCGACGGGATTTGGGTAACTTACGAATGTCATTGAGAAAAAGATTTACGATTTATGATTTTCGATTTTCGATTTATCTCTGTGTGCTCTGTGTCCTCTGTGGCTGAAAAACTCTGTGGCTTATGGCTTTGAGTGTTCAA